GGAATAAACGCCAATGAGCTTTGAGGGCAGTATTGAAATTGTTGGGCTTAAAGAAGCGTTGCGTGAGCTCAACCAATTAAACCCGCAAATGAGGCGGCAAGTTACTAAGGATTTTCAAAAGATTACAGCCCCGGTAGTTGCTGCAGCTAAACAAAACCTGCCTAGTAAACCACCTATGAGCGGTTGGGCTAAAGGCTGGAAAACGCCAAGCGGGTTTCAAATGCTGCCTAGCAGCGGTTGGTCAGGGTCAACGGCTGGCAAGTTTATTAAAAGCCAAGTGAGCGGTAAAAAGCCGCGTGAATATGCCGGGCAAATGCAAAACGCGGCAGTTTTTCTAGTGAAATTTGCTGGCATGGTTAATACGGTTTTTAGTGTTTCGGGCCGTAAAAGCAAGGGCAACAGCGAACAGGGCGCAAATATGATTAAGGTACTTGAATTTCGTTACGGTAAGCCGTCGCGGGTTTTGTGGCCTGCATATGAGGCAAATAAAGCAGAGGTAGAAAAGCAGGTTATAGAGCTCACTAAGCGGGTCATGGCTGAAACGGGCAAGAGACTAAAATAACCGTATGGCTGTAGTTATCCCCATTGTCACAGAGTTTGTAGGCAAGGGCGTTGAAAAAGCCATTAAAGAATTCAAACAAATTGAAGGCGTTGCAGGTAAAGCCGCTTTTGCTTTCAAAAAGGCCGTAGTACCCGGCGCTATAGCCGCAGCGGGCGCAGCCACAGCCCTTGCAGGCACCTTATTTAGTGCAGCCAAAGCAGCTGCTGAAGCAGAACGTGAAGATAAGTTACTAGCTGACCAGCTCAAACGGACTACTGGCGCTACAGACCTAGCCATAGCCAGCACTCTTCAGTTTTTGGACGCGCTGGAAATGGAAACTACCGTTAGCGGCGGCGAACTATCGCAAGCACTAGCAACGTTGACCCGTGCAACTGGCAACGTCACCACAGCCCAAGAGCAGCTAAAACTTGCTACAGATATTGCGGTTGGGGCAAACCTAGACCTTCAAACCGTCAGTATTGCGCTTTCTAAGGCATATAACGGCGAAGTAGGGGCCCTTAAAAAATTGGGTATTCCGATAGATGAAAACATAGTAAAAACCAAAGATTATGCAGCGGCTCAAAAAATACTTACTGAACAATTTGCGGGTGCTGCTGCCGGGGCCGCAGATACGTTTCAAGGTCAATTAGCAAAGCTCAGCATTGGCATAGACAAAATTAAAGAAGGTATTGGCCAAGCCATTTTGCCTGCTCTTACTAATTTTGTTGCTCAAATAAATGACCGGGTAATTCCGGCGTTGCGGGTTTTCGTTGACCAGTTGGGCGAAAAAGGTTTGCGTGGCGCTTTTGTGTCTATGGCTGCCGCGTTTCAAATTGCTGGTATTGACATTTTAGCGGTTATTGAAAAAATCAGTATTGGCTTTATTCAACTGGCTCAAGATGTAGTAGACCTTGCCGCCCCGCTGTTTGTAATTATTGACCTTTTTAGGGCCGTAGTTGCGCGTGGTGAAAAAATTGACAGCACACAAAAAAAGATAGATGACGCGCTCAGAAATACGCAGACCCGGTTTGCATTGTTGCGGGGTGAAATTGCTGCTACCGCTTACCAAATGGCCTTATTCAGTCAGGCCGGAACAAATACCAATAAAAGCATTTTGGCTGCTGAACAGCGCCTAGAAAACTTTGGTAGCAAAGTAAAAGCCGTTAAGCCAGAGGTAGAAGAAACTGAAAAGACCGTTACGGGTTTGGGTGCCGGGTTTAATGCGGCTGCTGATAAAGCAAAGAAGCTGGCAGACCGTACTAAAGAAGCTGCTGAGGCCCTTGAAAAAGAAATGGCTGACGCGCTAGCGGGCGCTGAAGAAAACCTAGCTATAGCGCAGCGTAGTTTTGATGATTTCGCTACGTCAGTAGAAAAAATTATTACGGATACCTTAGATTTTGCTGACGCATTTAAGGCAAGCGCTGAAGAAGGCGGCAGCAGTTTCTTTGATGAGCTGCAAAAACAGGCTGACAAAGCCAAAGAATTTGGCATTTTGACTGAAAAGCTATTAGCGGCAGGTATTAGCAAAGAGGCACTAGACCAAGTGCTAGCCGCTGGCGTAGATAGCGGCACGGAAATTGCTAAGCAACTGCTGGGCGCTGCTGACGGCGTACTAAAGGCAAATAAGTTGGTGGAAGAGGTGCAAGCAATAGCTGACCGTATCGGCCTTGCAGCTGCTAACAGGTTTTATAAGGCTGGCGTAGATAACGGCGCAGCGTACTTGAAAGGCGTAGAAGAGGCTATCGCGGCGGCTAATGCGCGTATTGCGGGCGCTAAACGCCCGGCTGACATTAAAGGCGCGGGTGCTTTGTTCAGTGAAAGCGTTGCTACCGCAAGGGCTGCAAGCAACGTAACCAACGTAACCATTAACTCTCAGAGCCTTGACCCTAAACGCGCTGGTGATGTCATTGTGGACGCTTTGAAAGATTACAACAGGCGTAGCGGGCCGTTAGACGTGGCTATTGTTTAATGGCTACGGCAGTAGTTCAAAGCGGTAATTATCTATTTGAGGTAGATACAGGTTGGGACGTAAACAGTTTTACGTTAGATGACAGCATTAAAGGGCTTTTAAATAATAGTGAATATACGTTGGGCCCTAATACTCAGTTTGCTGACGTAACAGAGTTTGTTAAAAGCATTAGTTATAAACGCGGTAGGCAGCGAACAAGTGACCAATTCGGCGCTGGCACTATGCAAGTGGTTTTAGATGATGAACTTGCAGGTGGCGCTTTGTCACCTTATGACCCCGGCAGCCCGTATTATGACCCAGCTAATAACCAGCCGGGTATTGCGCCGCTACGCAAAGTGCAGTTATCCCGCGAAGGTGAGTTTTTATTCAAAGGCGTTATAACTGATTTTACGTACGAATTTGATATAGGCGGGGATAACTTTGTTATTTTGAATTGCGCTGACGGTTTCTACCAATTAAGCCAAGCGTCATTAGATGAGCTAAACGTTGACCCTGAAACGTCAGGTGAGCGCATTGAAACTATTTTAGATTTGCCTGAAGTAAACCTTTTTTCTGGGGCTGAGCGCAACGTCAACATAGGCACAGTTAACTTGGGCCATGCTTCAGCTTTTACTATTCCGGCAGCTACTAACGCTTTGGCGTATATTCAACAAATTAACCAAACCTCTGAATTTGGGCGCGTTTTCATGGCCCGTGACGGCGTTTTTACGTTTCAGCCGCGCATAGGCAACACACTTTCAGCCCCGGTAATTACTTTTGCTGATGACGGATTAGCAACTAAATACAATGACCTTGAAATAGCGTTTGATGCAACCGGGGTAGTAAACCGGGCAACCGTAACAGCCTTAGATAGCACTACCGCCACTGATAACGATTTGACCAGTCAAGCCACCTATTTTGTGCAGGCCACAGACATTACAAACAGCCTTTTGCACCAGCAGGGCGAAATTGACGCGGCAGCCGCCTATTTGCTGGTTGGTACCCCTCAACCGCGTTTTACGTCAATAGCTACCAATTTTGCTTTATTGACCAGCCTAGAGCGTGATGACGCAGCCCAAGCCGATATAGGTACCACGCTGCAAGTCAGCAAGCAAATAACCGGGGTAGGCACTATTACGGAAGAAGTAGCTATTGAAGGCATTGAGGCCGTTATAGATTTTGCTACCGGCCACGCAGTCAGGTTTTATACCAGTGACGTAACCATTGTTGAGCTGTTTGTGCTTGATAGCAGTTTGCTAGATGATATTTACGTTTTAGGCTAAGATAGGCATTATGGGCGTTAACGCACAAACCACAGTACCCAGCTTTACTGCGTCACAAATTCTGACAGCAGAACAAATGAACCAAAGCGCCCGTACGGGCGTACCCGTTTTTGCTGATAATGCAGCACGTGACGCGGCGTTTAATGGTGCAGGTGAAAAAACGTTGGCTGAGGGTCAGCTGGCATATCTTGAGGACAGCAACGCTGTACAGTATTACGACGGGTCAAGCTGGGCAACGGTTGGCGCTACGGCTGGCGGTTTGGTTCGTCTTAGTGGGGAAACAGCATTTAGCGCCTCGTCTAGTGTGGTTTTGGATAGCGTGTTTTCGGCCACATATCGCAATTACAAAATTGTGGTAAATTATGAAACGTCATCAACCGGCAACGTTCAGATGAGGCTACGCACCGGCGCGTCGTCCGTAAGCACGACAACCTACACACAACAGCAACTATTAAACGAGGTAACCACAGTAGTGGCGGAACGTCTAGCGTCGCAAACGTCTTGGCGTGTCGGCATTCTCACCAATGGCGCGTTTAACTCCGTATTTGAGCTAACCATATTTGCACCAAATATCGCAACGCCAACCGTTTATCTGTCAAATATTGTAAATAACCGTTCCCCGTACAACGGAACCGGAAGTGGACAAGGGCCGTTACTTTACAACATTGGCGGTAATCAGTCAGATAGCACAGCTTTTGACGGTTTTGAGCTATTTCCGGCGTCGGGAACAATGACGGGTACGTACAGCGTTTACGGGTTGGCAACGTCATGACGTTACGCATAAACGACAACGGCACAAACCGCGACATGACAGCGGCGGAAATTGCGTACATTGAAGAAACACAAACACAAGCACAATTAGAACAAACAATTGCCGAACAAGCCGCAAGTAATCGGGCTAATGCAATTACTTCCGCAAAAGTCAAATTGGCGGCATTGGGATTAACCGACAACGAAATAGCCGCATTGTTGGGCATATGAATAAAAACGCGCAACTACAAACAGCAGACCAAACGCTAAAAGGCGCAATTATCGCATTGGGTAGCTACGTGGCCCATTCAAAAGGCATTGACCCGCAAATTATTGCCCTTAGTATTCCGGTAGTTTCAGGCTTACTAGCGTACGTGTCAACGCTGTTGGGCAATAAGCACACTGCCTGCCTTTTTGTTGCAAAAGACGATAAACCTGAATAATGCCTGCTGTTTATAAGGTACCTACTTACCCGGTAGTTACCGATAAATTGCCCGGTACTGAGCTTTGGGTCAAACTGGCTAACCGTTATTCAGGTGGCGCATTGTGGAATAACGGCACGTTCGTTTTCAGAGATATTAGAGGCAAGCCCGGCAAAATTAGTAACCATGCGCGGGGCGTGGCAATGGATTTGAGCTATAGGTTTATTGAGCCACGTAATTTGGGCGTCAGTGACGGGCGCGCCAAAGCTATTACTTTTTTGCAAACCGTGTTAGATAATTGGGATACGTTAGGGGTGCAGCTGGTTATTGACTATTGGCCTGCACCTTTTGGGCGTAGCTGGAATTGCAGCCGGGTAGGTATGGGCGTAGCCAAACCTCACGCTGCTGAAGCATGGGTAAAACCCAAAACCAAACTGTTTACCGGGGCCCCTCAAGGTGACTGGCTGCATATTGAAATAACGCTAGGTATGGGCTTGCACCCCCAAAACGTCAGGGCCGCATTTAGGCAAGTATTCAAATCCCCCACTGAATAGCACCCGGCCCCTACTATGGGCTTACAAGTTAAAAGGGGGTCGCAGCGTGACCAATGAAGAGAAGCCCAACCTTATTTTTTATGAAGTTTTGACGGGCAAATTAGATACTGGGCATGAAATTATGGTGCAAATATTTAGGCACCCTGACGGGCGTATAAGCCTTGCCCAATTTGCGTTTAGGGCTAACCGTTGGGCTACGTGGGGGCCACCTAACAGGCTTACCCATATGAGCACTACCCCAACAAAAGAGGGGGCATAGCGTGGTTGCCTATTTTGCCAAGCTGCTAGCCGTAGGCATTGGCTTTGTAGGGGCCCTAGCAGCCGTTACAACGGCCCAAGCGCCCGCCACCCCCCTACAGGTACCCCCAGCCGTTTACGCAAGCACTGAGAGCCTTATAACGCCTACTACAGCTGTTGTGGTAATTACTCCCTCTACCACAGCACCCCCAACCCTAGTTAGCAGCACTGAGACGTGCACGGGCTGGGTTGAAAAGGCGCGGCAGGTGGGGTGGCCTGAGCAAACCCTGCCCACTCTCGCGGTAATACTCCGCCGTGAGAGCGGCTGCCTACCTGCCGCGTTGGGTGACAAAGATAAAGGCGGCTCATATGGGCTGTTGCAAGTGCACTGCCCTACATGGGGGTTACCTAACCGCTATAACGAAATTGGTTGGTTGCAGGCGCGGGGCATTATTGAAACTTGCGAAGATTTGTTTGAACCTATAACCAATTTGGTTGCCGGGTTGCTTATTTGGCATGAGGCCAAAGGGTTTGGGGTTTGGTCAACGTATGACGGCTGATGTTTATTTAGCAGTGCCTTTGTTAATCATAATTTTTATGCTGTTTTTGGTGCAGCCGTGACCCCTGAAGAAACTGTTGAAACGTTAGAACAGCTTGCAGAGCGTTTAAATACGGCCTCTATTGCTTTTACTATGAGCCAAGCCGCTTACTATTTGGTCAAGCAGCAGCGCATTATTGAAGAGCTACGTGCAGAAATATCTACTTTGCAAACGTTGGCTAATTATGAGTAATAGCAATTTCAATTATGAAGCGGCTTTTCAATTGGGGCACAATTACGCCCGGTACGTGGCTGAGTGTCTTATTGACGCAGGCGTAAAAGCAGAATTACCACCCCTTGAATTTGCTAAAAACGAAGCAGACCGTCAACGGTTTACGCAGCATGAAAAAGACGTTATAACTGCTGCTGGGGTACTTGAAATAAAGAGCTCTAGCCGCGTATTTGGCCCTAAACCGTTTGACTATCCCCACCCCAGCCTCATTGTTGACACAGTGCACGGTTACGCCAACAAAGCCCGTAAACCCGTTGCTTATTGCATAGTTTCGCAGGCAACTAACGCAATTTTGGTGGTGCCAGTATCTACGCAACCATTTTGGCGGGCTGAAGATATTTACGATAAACAGCGGCTGTTAACTGCTGAAATGCTTATTGCTGACAAACGGCATTTACGGTCATTTAGTGAGCTGGTTGCATGGATTAAAAGCAAAACAGCATTACAGCCAGCAAGTATGGTAAAACCGTCAATTACAACGTGAAAGGCAAGCAGCGTGGCATTTAATTTAGGGGATTACGTAACCGTTAATGAGCGCCTAATTATGGCGTTAAAGGTGCACCCAAAACTACGTATTCAAGAGACCAGTGCAACGGTTGAGCAGTACGGTAACGCAACCGTGCTTATTTGCACGGTTACGGTTTGGCGTGATGAGACAGACCCGCTGCCAGTCATTGCGTCAGCCCAAGAAAGTTTGCCGGGCACTACCCCATTTACTAGGCAAAGTGAGCGTATGGTGGGATTTACTTCGGCTTTGGGCCGGGCATTGGGCTATATGGGTTTCGGGATAGATAAAAGCATTGCCAGTGCTCATGAGGTGCAAGCCCGCCAGCAGCCCGTAGAGGCAGTTAACGACCCCTTCCCTACTACGCCTGAAGAAGAAAACCGTTTAGCTATGCGCCGCATTGTTGAAAAAGAAGCCAACAAAAAGAAGGCAGCAGCAGCTAACGGGCCTATTACTGACCCTCAAAAGAAAATGATAAAAATTCAGGCTAATAAAGCTGGTTTTGCTGATGACCAAAGCCTTTGGCTATTGTGTCAGGACGTTTTAAATAAAGAGGTTGCAAGCCTTGAGCAGTTGACAAAGTTTGAGGCAAGCAAGGTTATTGAAGAGCTGTTAAAACTGGCAGCAGATAAGCAGCGAGAAGTTACGGACCCGTTCTAAAACTTAAGTAGGCCAATAGCATTGGTGCTTCCCGGCAGCGTGACTGGGTGAAGGTGCAAATCCTCAACGCTTAACCAGCGTTAGTTAGCCCGTAAGAGAGGCGGGTAAAGACCATGCAAACAATACGGGTGCATGGCAAGTGTGAACCGTGCTTACTAACGGTCGGGTGGGCCCGGCGAACCTCTGCCTAGACCCGGCAAACAAACTGAAGTAACCTGAACATAACAAAACAAACCATGAATATAACCACAGCAGCGAAAACGTCACCACGCTCAACCACACTGACCGATAGCAAGGCGCGCCAGCGCCGCGCTAGGCCAAGCGAAGCGCGGCAGCGGTAGCCCCCATGCCAAAGAAATACAACGCCAACAAACAAAAACAATACAAAAACGCCAACTACCAAAAACGGCGCAAAGAACTCTTACGCGAAAACCCCCTTTGCCATTGGTGCAAACGCAGACCAGCAACCGAAGCAGACCACCTAATAGAAGTTGACGCAGGCGGCAGCGACGGCCCCCTAGTACCAAGCTGCAAACCATGCAACGCAAGACGCGGCGCAAACTACAAAGCAAAAAAAAACTCACGCAACAAAAACCACCAAATTAAAACCCAACGCGAAAAAAAACCAAAACCTTTTTTTGAAACCCCCCCCACCCTCAC